ATATGCAGGTGTTTTCTGGGGTAAACACCACATGCAATGTCTTTATCAATACGTAATAATCTATCAATGTTTTCCCATGTAAAACCAATATCTGCATCAATAAATAACAAATGAGTTGCTACAAAATCTGTCTGATCCATCATCATTGATACAATCGTATTTCTAGCTCTTGTAATCAAACTTTCATTACCCATCGTTTGTATTCTAAGATTTACACCTGCGTGCGCAGTCCAGTTTTGTAGTTCAAGTAAACCATGTAAGGTTGGCTCTGATAAAAGTCCACCATACATTGGCATACCTAAAAAAATTCTAAATTTTTTGTCTTTAAGTTCTTCTGGTTTAATCATTATTTTACTCCCTTTGTTACCAATAAATGTCTTTCTTTTTATAGTAAGGTCTGTTTTTTGATTCTAAAAAAGTCCTAACAATTTTTTGTTCTTTACTTTTATCATTAGATGTAAATTTATAAGCAAGCCAATATGGAAAAATATACAAATGTTTCGGTTTCATGTGTATTCCTACTGCTTGGTTAATATAAACAATAATAAGATCTAATTTATTAGTGTCATGTGCATAAACACCATTGATGACTTTTTCTTCAGGTTCAAAAAACCATTCAGAAACTTGAACAATTTTATCTACTGATGTGCAGTCTTCGTGGGTATGTATGCCCTCAATGTCTATTTTAAAATTATTGCCTACACATTCTGTAAAGTTTTTGAATACTTGATAATCTATTGGTAAATCTTCATCTATTTTTTTACCTAGGTCCCATTCTAACATATACTTACTAATCATATTTTTTTCCTTTCCATATCATTTTTTTGTATTTATCTGTTAGCAAAGTATTGAATTTAAATCTTTTACCTCTTATTTCATCCACGGATTGCTTGCCTATTTCCATTTTCCAATTATCTCTTTGATATGGAAAAACTAGTGCTACGGGTTGATTTTTTTTGAGTATAAAAGATTGACCCTCTTTTATTTTTTTTACAAAGAAGGGAAAATTTATATTAATGTCATAGTCGTCAGTATCGACTATACCATCTATTATACGTATTCCATCGTTTTCTCTGTTCAAAGGATTTGTAAATAAACAACTGTAATTTTTTGGTGTTTTAATAATCCAAGGATTTAATATTTTTAGTGGTATTGGATATTCATTACTCCTAACAAATTTTTTAGATATTTGACCTGGTTCGTGACGAGATATACCTACATTCATAGTATGAAGATTAATATTACTACCTGTAGGATTCATTTCGTTTATAGCTTCAGGATATTCCCACCTTAAAACTTCTTCATTATCCTCATCCTTGTCTTGCCAAAAAACAACGTCAAGTGGATTTAAAATAGCATAGCCACTTGTAAAAGTATCTAGGACAGGCACACATTTTTTTACTGTTGGTCTTTGAAAGTTTTGTATTTCACTTAAATAATTTTTCATATCTTTATACCATTGAGGCACTACCTTTTTAATTGGCACAGGGTGTAATACTAAATCTGGATATGGAGTGATAAATTTTATCTTTTTGCGTAACACGATGGTAGTCCCAAAAAAGGTCTTGAGTCATATTTGTTGTCTTCAGCGCCCTCTGTTTTTTTGTCGTTATAGTGTAAAAAGACTTGAGAGCAATAGGTTCCCGTAAATACATATCTCCAGTGCTCTAACTTATTACCCTTGTACAAAAGCATATCGCCCGGTCTTAGATTAACTTCTACTCCCTCATTTTTAGTGCCACCTGTCGGGTCTAAATATATTGGCCATGGGTCTCCACCTAGATTAAGTGTTGTAGATATCTCACAACTGAATCTATCCTTGTGTCTATGTAATATATCTCCATATTTGTATATTCTTGCGTAAGAATAATTTTCATATAATTCTCTGCCTGTAGCTTTTTCCATCATGGGTTTTAGTTTTTTTAGTAAAGTTTCCATAGCAAAATCAGAATAATGTGAATAAGTATTAGGTGCTTGTGTATCACCCCAAGTTCCAAGATAATTTACATAGGGTGAAATTATCTTTGCAAAATTCATTTGTTCAACAACTTTTCTTTTTAACAAAAAATACTCATTACAAAAGTTTGCTAGTTCTTGCGATATTGCTTCTTTGACTATTACATAATTATTTTCTTCAAATTTATTTATTTCCATACATCCCCTTTATACCAAATAACAATTGATAATCTTTCTCCCCTTGTTACTTTAGTGACTCGATGATATGCAAAACTTGGAAAAGCTATTATTGTACCTCTTTGTCTTGTCCTATCATCTTTTAAAATTTTCTTATCTTCACTAATTTGTGGATTCAAAACTGAATCATAAAATTCTAGATCACCACCATCATAATCAGAACTATCAGACAAAGGAACTACAACAGAAACTTTTCTTTGTGTTGTATTTTCATCATTAGCTCGTGGTGTGTGATCTTGATGCCAGCCATAAAACTGACCTTCTTTATATTTAGTAAATTGTATTTGTTCGGGAGTGCTAAAATCTATATTCCAGCCTATTTGTTGATTCATCGCCTGTATATGTGGACTTATCCAATCATATATCCAACAGTCATCTAGCCATACAACTCTAGAGTTTCTAATTTTTTTATCTTCTTTGTCGCCCTCAAGAGTGCCATCTATCTCTTGTAAGCTTAAACCTTTTTTTACAATGTCATCACAAACATGATTTGGTATAAAGTTTTCACTTAAGACGAAAGTAGGACTGAGAATCAATTTCTTAGCTTAGTGTAAGAGTGGGCCAAACTAAATTATTCTCGTTATATTCTGTTGAGTCATTAGGAAAATCTCTCAACTCTTGACGATACGTTTTTATTTTTGCTAAATTAGATTCTTGTCCAGTGGCTTTGTAAGGGCTATCTTCTAACACCATCCAATCACAAGATGTTAATAGAGCGTCTCTATCTATTCTTACTTCTACGACAGATATAGGTCTATATTGACTTAATGTATCTGTGTCGTGATCATACCACCACCCAGGTGCTACATTATCATCTGAAACTTCTTTATATGAAGGACCAAAAGCAGTGGTCGGTCTTGAATCCTCTACATATTTTACCCTGTTCTCGCCAGGTTCTACAAAAATAAATTTAGCCATTATGTTATAAACTCTGTAATTTTAACTTCGCCTTTGTTACCTGCAGAACCATTAGGTCCACTTGTAACATTGTTTCCACCATTACCAGCGTTTCCTACAGTAACAGGTGTGGTTGGAGAATAACTAGGTGTGCCCAGAACTGCGTAAGCGAAACCACCTCCGCCTCCACCGCCGCCTCTACTATTTGGAACTCTGTTACCAATAGATGACTGACCACCATTACCGCCTTTACCAGCATTACCTGTATTAAGACCACCTTTACCGCCAGATCCACTTGAGCCTGAAATACCAGCAGAAGCGATACCGACTACGTTACCACTAGCTGATCCACCGCCTCCATTACCACCAATCATATTTGTGGAGCCATTACCTCCACTTCCACCGTTAGTGCTTAGTAAGTTTCCGAAACTTGATCCTGTTCCACTATTTCCTGAATTACCAGCTTGGTTTGAACTAGGATCAACTATGCCTCCTGCACCACCTCCGCCTCCACCAACTACTGAAACAGCAATAAATTGACTGTCAGAGTCTGCTGTGAAAGTTCCGTCATTAGAAAATGTTGTAACAGTATTGTTACCAATACCACCACCTGCTGCATCAGCAAAAGCTACTGCTGTCCCTGGTGCTGTAACTGTTAAAACTTGTCCTGCTGTTCCAAGAGACGTTAAACCTGTTCCACCTTTATCAGTTCCAATTGTAGGTAGTCTTGCGCTTGCAACTGTGCCACTTGCGAGATTATCTGCATCTAGGTCTGTAAGTGCAGAACCATTTAGAGCAGGTAATGTTGCAGGAAACCTAGCGTCAGGAATAGTTCCTGAGGCTAAATCTGCAGCGTCTAAGTTTGTTAAGTTGGCTCCACTAATTGCTGGTAAAGTAGCAGGAAATCTAGCATCTGGTATTGTGCCAGACCCTAAAGCTGCCGCATCTGTGGAAGAAATAATTTCTACATTAAAGTTTGATGCACCGTCACAAAACACAGTAGTCTTTGCACCTTGTGCAATTACCACACCATTTGCATCGTGACCAGTAGCTGAAATTTTTAAATTATGTGAACCTGAAGTATTATTAAAAAAGTTATATTCACTTTCAACTGCAGGTATAAATACACTTATTGCACCTGTTAAAGCACCTGTAAGTTCAATAGTTTTATTAGAAGATTCTGCCGTATCTGAGGCATTGGCTGTTGTAAGAGTAATATTTGTTGAGCCAGCAACAGATTTAGATAAATAACCTGCCGCAAAAGCGTCAATTACGTCTAAATTATTGTTAGTATTAGTACCCCATGTATTGGCATTAGCGCCAGTCTCCATGAGTTCTAGCTTGAGTCTATCTGAAAATGTGCTTGCCATGTTTTATACCTCTCTAAAATATATTCTTTTTTAACCCCTAATCAATACTTTTTAAAGCGCCTACTGCAACTTTTTTATTAGTATTAGTTGGCTTACCATAATGCCTTACATCACTTTTAAAAAGCACTAATTTACCTTTTTTCGGTGATACTTCACAAACATCTTCAAAAACAGTATTACCATCTGAATCATTTAAATACAATATAAACGAGTAATCCTCAGTCTCCTTGTGATCATGTGAATCTTGTTGTCCATCTTCGTCATAATCTATTAAATGAATATGAAAAAGCTGTAATTTTTTATCTATATATTTTAACAATCTAGAGGACAATTCTTTTGTACTTGCAAGAGCTAAAATATTTACGCTTTGAAAACCGTTAACTGTGTATGTATTTTCTACTTTTAAATCTTTCTCTTTAAATAAATCTAAAGTTGTCAGAAAATCATCTACTATTTCGTCCTCTACAAAAAGTATTTCTAAGCTGCGTCTACTTCTGTCCATGTATTGCTTGCTCCTGTTACTACGTTAGCCCAAGGTGTTGCAAATGGATCTCCTAAGGCTGTGGCTAAATCTAGTCCTGTAACATTTACAACAGCTTCTCCAATACCTTGTGCTGTGCCCTCTGCAAAAGTCAGTGCTACAGTAGAAACACTAACTATTACACCGGTACCAACTTCAACTGTTTCGGTTCCTAATGAGAAAGCGCTAGATAAACTACCAAGTGTTACTAAAGCGTCTGCAGTTGTAGCTACACTACCTAAGGCAGAAGACATTGTGACGGCTGTAGGATCAACCTGAGTGAAAATGTCAATTACTGGTGTGCCAATAGCAAAATCTAATTGATCTGAAGGTGCAACAACGGCAACACTACCTTCACCAGAAACAGTTGCTCCTGATAAAGCTGCACCAATTGTTAACGCTGTTGGATTTACTAACGCTGAAGCCTCTGATATTGTTACAGAGCTTAGCGAAGATGTCATCGATAATCCTGTTGGACTTACAATTACACCTGTTCCCACTTCTTGTGTAGTGGTGCCTAAAGCAGTAGACATTGATACGCTACTGACGTTAGTAATAAATTCTATATTTTCATTCCAAGCAAAAGAACCCCACGTGCTTCTACCCCATCCTGCGTCTACTGATCCTGTAGCGGCCTCAGTTCCAGTCGCAAATGATATAGATAGGCTACCAGCAACTACGCCTGCGCCTTCATTTACTGTTACTCCTGATAATTGTGTTTCAAAAGAAACACCTGTCAAATTAAAGACAGATTGTTGCTCTGCTACTGCCGTGCCTAATGCTGAGGTTACTTGTAATGAGTCTAATGTTACTAAACTATCGGCAACAACACTTTCTGTACCTAAAGATGTTGATGCTGATACCCCAGTAACAGATACCGTAATTGAACTTTGTTGGCCCCATGCGCCTTCGCCCCAATTATTTTCACCCCAAGCGTCTGCCATGGTAATGACCTCCTATATTAAGAAAGTCTTAATATAGCACTTGATGCATCATTAGTTGGGAATGCGATTGTAAATGTACCGTTTGTTGATGTCTTAACACTACCAAAATCTAAAACTGCAATAGCTGCATTCGTATTTGATGAAGATCTATTATAGATCAATGCTGCTTGTGCAGATATTGTAGCTGATGTAAAACTTACGTTTGCAAAGTCAACAAAAGCTGTTGATGCTGTAGCACTTGTAGCTGTTAATCCGATGGTAGCACCGGTTAAGGTTGCTCCACCACTAGCGTATGTGCCTGAGTTGCCAACTTCGTTGGTTGCTGAAAATGCTGTAGTGTTTCCATTTAAGGTTGCTGAATTTGTGTAGAGAGCAAGATTGATAGTATCATTATCAATATCATGATCCCCT